GCTCAAAGCCGTGCGTCATCCAAACGTTATTGGCCGTACCGTCAGCAGCGGGAGCCGCTTTCTTGATGTGGCCGATGAAGCGGACGGCATATTGCGCATCAGGGATAGGATAGAGCCCGATCGCCCCGCCATAATAGCACCAGTTGGTTGGCCGGCCTGTTATGTCGCCAGAGGCTGTCAGGATTTCCCAATCCTTAGGCGACATTTCCTCAAGCTCGTAGCCTTCGCTCCCCTCAAGGAGAACCTGGTCGACCTCGATAAAGTCAGCGAGAGCTTCGCCGGTCGAAACAGCATCGCTGTCTTCCTGGAAGATGACAATATCGCCGTTCTCGTCCTCAACGATCTCGCCTTCGTCATCCACAACCACCCGATAGACGATGCCTTCGACATCCTCATCGGCGTAAAGGCGCTGGTCAGCAGCCGTGGCGATAACGCAATCGCGGGTTTCGTTGAAATAGAAGCGCGTATCCTGGTAAAAGCTGATGGCCTTGTTGATCTCAGACGCAATGGCTGTTGTCAGATCGGTGCGGTCGAGATCGTCGGCAATCTCTGCCTTGAGGGTCGCGAGAGTCGTCATTTCGCCCCCTTACAAGCCTTTTCATGGAAGTGCAGGCCCTTGCCGACATTCTTGCCGCAGTGCTTGCAGCAGCCCTTTTTCGGCTCCGGCTTGGTTTCGAGGGGCAGGTCGTAGCCCGCCCCCCAAAGTGTCATCATGATGAGGTTCATCAGCGGTCGTTGTCGGGCACATAAGCGATGATGATCTCAGCCGCGCCGGTCGTTGCCGCCGTGCCGGTGAGGTCAACAGCCGCCTGTACGACCGTATCGACAGTGACGAGGTTGGTGACAGCCTCATCGAGCGGCACGAACGCCAGCGAACCAAGGGCGAGGTCGGTTGCCCAGAGGTCGGTGCCGGAGTCGGTCGACGGGCCGATATCGAGGACGTTGGTCGAGCCCGCATTGAATACGGTCGTGACAGCAACGCCGGAAATCGGCTTGATGATGAGGGAGCCGGCCGGGATCGTCCCGACCGTTACCGTCGTGCCATCGTCCGCAAAGGTGATGCCCTTGCGGAGATAGTGGATCATCTGCTTGCGGAAGTCGCGCGCAGCAGTGCCGCGAGTGCCAGTAGCCATTTCAAGCCCTCCTTAAGCGTGGGCCGCGGCGTAGGAAGACACGACGACAACACCGAAATCAGCGCTGTCGAACTGCGTCTTCTTCATGCCGAGCATGGACATGACCGAAACTTCGAGAACGCGCTTGTGGTCAAGCAGCTCTTCGTTCCAGTTCATGGAGGTTGCGGAACCACCCTTGGAGAAGGCCATGGCGCAAGCCTGCGAGCCGAGCAGGACAGCGCGGCGGACAGTCGAGATCGCGGCACCCGTCGACGCATTGACGCCCTGGGTAACGTGATTGGCCTTCTTGAGGATGACGTTGTTGTATTCGCCAAGAGCGTCCGTGTAGATCGGGTTCTTGGACTCAGCGCCGCCCTGAAGCGCCGCCTTCTGGATGTCCAGCCACTGCCCGGTGCTGGTGTTGGTGCGGAGGTCCGTGACCTGGATCGGGTGGAGGTACATGATGTACTTGCCGCCCGAGATGTCGCGGCCGCCGTCAACGCCGGTCACGTTGATGGGACGCAGCGGGGAGTCTGCCGTTTCCGCCTTTTCACGGGCGTAATCGACATACTTGAGGCTGAAGAGGCCCGAACTGGTCAGGGACTGGTCAGCCGTGACAGCGCTTTCGCACCAAACCTGACGGGTCGGAGCGGTCGGGGCATTGAAGCCGTAGTACTTCGCGTTGGTCTGGGGCGTGTAGCCGCAAACCTGGTTGAAGAACATATTCGACAGGCGCTCATTCCACCAGGTGCGGAGGCCCGAGCGGGCTGCCGAACGCAGGTCGAAGGGAACGCGCTGCGCGTCGATGGAACGGCCGCGGTTCGGGATGCTGACGTTGTGGCCAAGCTCGTTGATGATGATCGAGTCGGCATAGAGAGACAGGCTCTCAGCGTTGCCTTCTGCGATTTCACCTTCCGAGAAGCCCTCGCCGGTCAGCTTCTTCATGAGCGGGAAAGTCACCTTGTCGCCCGCGTCCTTTTGGGTCTCGGTCTTGAGGTGGATGATGGAATTCGGGTCTTCGCCGATGAGCGCGGAAATGTCGGAACGATACACGAGATCGTACTGGAGACGACGCGCCCACTGCTTGACCGTCAGCGTGTCGTTCACGCCAAACGTGGTCTGAGCCATTTTGAATGGTCCTCATGTCAAGTTGTGATAGGGGGTGATCGCCAAGTCTTGACGCCGCTGGCTGGCGAAGCAGGTCCGTTTAAAGCCTGGATGCGCGGGCTGTACGTGGATGACGGGCCACGTCCCGAAGCAGGTCAGTTTTAGGCCGTGATGCGCGGGCCTTAACTCTTCAGAACCGAGGGCTAGGCGGCACCAAAGAGTCTATCCATGCCCTTGTCGCCAAGCTTTCTGTTCAAGGCGTTGAATTCGTCCTCGGACATCTTGCTTATGCTCTCTAGGGTCAATGCCTGCGGAGCCTCGCCGCCCTGGATGTTGCTGAGGCTCATGTGCCGTTCCTGCCGAGCAGCCAACTCTTGCGGGTTCGGGCGGTTCTGTTGCACTTGCGCCGGCTGCTGCGGGGCCTGATAGCCCCAGCCATAGTAGCGGGCGTTACGGAATACGAAGTCTGCGGCCGCCTGCGGGTCTGCCGGCAAGCGCTGGGCCATGGTCGCCATAGACGAGCGCCATAGACGTTCTGCTTCCTGCGCCTGAAGATGCGGCGGAACGTTGTTCTGTGCGACAACCTGGCGGATTTCCTGCCGAAGGCCATCGAATGCGAAGTCAAGCGCCTCATTAACCTGCGGGTTGACCGCGGCGGCCTGTTCGAGCATGGCGCCGGCGCGTGACGTGAGCGCGTTGAACTGCTGCTCAGCCTCGATCGCCTTGGTGCGCTGCTGCTCCGTCTCATTGACGCGGGCAAGCTGCTGTTCGAGCGTTTCGAGCTTGTGTTCGTAGAAGCCAAGCGGGTCTTCATCCCTCGACGGGACAGGTTTCGCCTGCTCCTGCGGCTTCTGCTGCGCGACAATCGCCTGGTTGAGGACGTTCAGACGCTCCTCAAGCCGAATGCGCTCATCACGAACGCGAGCGGCCTCTTCTCGTGCCGCCCTGGCCTCTGCCCGCGCTTCCTGAACTGCGCGGATATCGACCATTTTCGGCTCTTCTGGAGCCGGCGGCTGGTCTGTCTGCTGTTGGATCGGCTCTTCAATCTGCGGAGCCGGTTCCTGCTGCTGCGGTTCGGCACTGAGGGACGCGCGTTCGTCGTCCGTCAGACCTTCGTTTACGAAGTCTTCCTCTGATGGTCTGGTCATAACTAGCCCTTGGTTTAGCCCTATTACGCCTGTGCCCCGGCGCTCGGGTTTTTCGGCTTCATCGCAAGCAGTTGCGCCTGCTGAGCCATCTTTGCCATGTCGAAGCGGAATCGCTCTCGATCACGAACCATTTCCATTTCCATCTTCTGACGCTCATGGGCCATTTTCTCGCGCTCAAGCTGAGCGTCGGCCATGCCGGTTTGCACCTCGATCTGGGCCTCCTGGGCCTCGACCTGTGTCGTCACCTGGTTTTTCTGCGTCTCGGACTGGATCTTCTCGACTTCAGCGCCTTCACGCTGCATCGCCATCTGCATTTGCTGGCCCTGCTGCTCAGATTGCGAGGCCTGAAGCTCTTCCGCCTGCTTCTTCAGCTTCTCAACGATTGTCGAGGGCAGCGGCGAGTATTCAAGCAGCGTGATCATCATATCCGGGGGCATCATCGAGCCCATGACCGGCAGAAGCTGCATCATGATTGCCCAGGCCGCTTCCTTCTGGTTCGGAGAGGTCGGGGCATCGTCGACGATAATGTCGTATTCCGCCGTGGCCTGCTTCAGAAGCGGGATGTACTGCTCCTTGTCCTGACCAACGATGCGGATCAGGCGACCGTCCGAGAGGTCGTTCTGGATGTAATAGAGCATGACCTTGCCCTGGCTCACCCGGTACTTCTTCAGGGAGTCGAAGAAGCCCTGCAGGATGACCATGCCTGCCTGCTTACGCTGCATTTCGAGGCTTGCCGCCTGTCCCGCCTCGCGAAGCCCGAGCATTTCGACGGAGACGCCCGTCGTGTCACGGATCGAGCCGACTGCGAACTCGGTGAGATGCTGGAAACCGGCCGGGAACTGTGCCGGCGGCTTTTCCTTCACGCGAGTATGAGTCGTCGACAGAGCACCGTCTTCGAGCCATGTGATAGCTGAAGGATCGGACCAGCTTTCTTCCGCCTGCCTCTGGTTCTTGAACGCGCCCTTTTCCGCGAGCA